GTGATCTGTGACGCTGAGTTATAAGCTACTTCATCAGCAGATACTCTAGCACCCGTAGATGAATTAATTGCTGTAACAAGCGGAACCGATACAAAATTACCACCAGCTATTACACAAGTTGTCTGTGCATTTTCAATTACGTTTGGAGTTATAGATGTAAAAGTTGGTCTTGTTTCTGTAGCAATTGTTACTGATCCACCAAGTGCTACTGCTTGGCCATTGATTGTAATCTGTCCTGAACCTGTAAGTGCAGTGTTTGCAATATTCTGTGTACCAGTTAATGTTGCACCTGCAGGAACAGTAATAGTGTCACCACTGTCTCCTAGCTGTACACCAGTTCCTGATCTTGGACTTATCTTATTTACTTTTACTTCACTCATTATCTACCTACCGCCGGTATGTTATTTGATCCTACAATAGGATTTTCTGCGAACGCCATATATACCATACCACCTGTATGGTTATTTAAACTGTTTTGATTTGATCTAATTTTTATACCATTTGAAAGAATGTCTATATAATTTGATGAACTTAGATCTTCTACACCACCATTGTCTGCAGCTAATCTCCAGTTTTGAATATTATATCCATCTCTTTTACTGTCATACATATGCCAGTTTCCAGTACTACCTGTTCTTTTGGCTATAAAGAAAGCAGGTTTAAACCCAGTGTAAAGAAATGGACCATCGGTGCTATTATTAGCAGTCCATTCTCCAAATCTACTAAATCCTTTTTTTTCTGCAAAAACATAAGCTATATACGTTGAACCACTTCCATTAGTTCCACCACTAGTTCCAACACTAAAAACTGATGATGTAGGTGTGGTACTATTAAAAGCTTGCCCATCGCCGGATGAAGCTCCATTAGTATTTAAATACATTATTGCAGCATTACCCACATTTTGATGATAAACTCTCCAGCTTCTACCACCTTGATTTGTTTCTTTAATCATCATAAATTTAGGCACAGCGCCTAGTCCATGACCGATAGTTCCTGCTGAACCTGTTCCTGTATATTGACATATTGAAATACCAGCAGTTGTATTAACAGAAGTATAAGTCGTATTTATAGAACCATCTGTGTTTGAAGAACCTTGACCAGTTCCAGCTTTCCAGTTCCAACCTACATAAGTATCACCACTTCTATTAACTAAATTACTTGTGCCAACTGTAAAGCCAGTTCCTGTAAAAGCAGTTAAAGTTTGAGAATCTGTTGCTTCTGCATTTTGTTCATTACTAGATATATATTTAGTTGCACCTCTTATTGCATCAAATAGCATATGACTATAACCATCGTCTTCTCTTTGTTTTATCCAGGAAAAATCAGGTTGAAAACCAACAGTGTGTGTTGTTGAGCTATTGTTACCATCCCAAAGAACAGTATTAAAATGTAAACTTGGTTTATCTATCTGTGCCATTAACTATACTCCTGTGCATTAATTGATTTAGTACAAATTGCTCTGTAACCTGCAGGTGGGTCGTATTCAAATATTCCTATCCCATCATCTGGATTTTCTGCTGATGCTACAGCAGTTGTTCCAAAATAACCATTGCCAAAGTTTAAATGACCATCTGCATTATAACAATTTACTGAGGGTGTCCACCCTGTACCATCTATTCCAGATAGCATGTCAGTTGCAGCCACCCCTTGAGAAACTCCGTTTTTGTAAAAAGTAATTTCTCCATCTGTTAAATTTAAAGCTACACCTATTATATCATTAGCTGTAAAAGTTGCTCCATAACTTGATGAATTAGATACATATTTGTTTCCATTATTTTGATATGATCTTCTCTCTCCAGAACCAGAACTATAATTTCTTAGAACCACACCAACTTGAAAAGCACCACTTCCATCAATTCTTGTGGGTTTACATTCAAAATAATATTTACCTTTAGTAACATAAATAGTTGACCTTACTTCTCTAAATGCATTACTACCATTTGTAATAGTTAAATTTGTATTTGTTAAATCTGGAAGTGTACCACTACTACCACTTGAGTTAATTGGTCTGTCAATTGGTGACAAACAACTAAACACATTACTAGGTGTGTCTTTATTTTGAATAATTGTACCACTAGTTGTTAAATTGTTTGATTGACCAGATGAATCTAATCCCATATTTGCTGAGTTATCCATTTTTAGAAAGAAACCATTTGTGCCATAAGTAACTGTTGGAGACGTTTTTGGTTTCCAGATTCCAGTCGTTGCATCTGTTTCACCGAAAGTTGAAGGAGTATAAGCCGTACCATCAACATAATGAACATGAGCTAATTGACCAGTAAAAAAATTATTACCATTGTTATTTCCAACTTTATTTGAATAAGAGGTACTATTTATATACTGAACATCAAAATTTTGTGTTGGATATTGAGCAGCATTAAATGAAGTTTCTTCTACTCCATTTACATAAATTCTCATTCTATTAGATGCTGTCGCTTGTGTAGTATCTAATACCATTACTAAATGATACCATGCGTTGACGTCTCTAAATAATCTATTTGTTCTTAAATAATAGTTTGTTGAACCATTGTAATATTCCATTTGTAATTTACCAGCACTTTGAAAATATAATGAAAATAAAGCAGAGCCACTTGAACCTGTAGAAAAAAATGCATTACTACCGATTGACCCTAATTTTAACCAAGTTGAAAAAGTCATTATTCTTTGACTTCCATTACTACTAGGTGTTCTTGTTAATACTGCACTAGCCATTAGCAGAATCCTCCTGAATTTGTTATACCAACCTCAGCTGTAATTGACAATGCTTGTGTTGTAACCTGTGCCTGTGCATCAGTTGCTTTTAATGTAAAATTGTATGTTGTTTCACTGCCAGAAGCAGGTAAAGTTCCCGATAAAACTGCTCTATATGTAGTTCCACTCACATTCGATGTAGATCCCAAACTTATACCTGATGGTAAAGAGGATCCAGAATTAAGAGCTATTGTTGTAGCACTATCAGCAGTGACATCTACGTTTGCTGAATAAGATACGTTTGCTTCTCCGTTTGCTAAACTTGTGGTCGTAAACACAGGGCCATCTGAGATAACTAGATCAGATGAACTTCTAACTGCATTACCATCTGGATTTGTTAATAAGATTCTAACATTTTGTCCATTTGTTAATCCTGCTGTACCAGTTGTAAAACTTACTGACGTTGCACTATTAAATGTAACAGATGTTGCAAATTGAACTAAACCATTTGCTCTTTGTAATTCTACTTTTGGTATAGATGCAAAATTAGTTCCTGTTAAAGTTACTGTTCCACCTACATCTGCATCAATAACAGAAGGTGAAATACCTGTAATTGTTGGTTGTGTTTCTGTTGGTATTGTAGCTGAACCACCTAAGTTTACAGCAACACCATTAATTGTAATCTGTTCATTTACTAAAGCAGAGTTTGGAATAGTATCATTTTGAAATACTAAACTATCACCGGATTCACCAATTTGAACGTTAGTTCCTGACTGTGGTATAATTTTATTAACTTCTAAAGTACTCATTATATAATTACCAAATTACCTGTTACTGTTACAGTTCCTGTAACTGTTACTGGACCCGCTAATACTCCTGAATCCATTGTTTGTGTATCAGAAATAGTTGAAGCATGTGTTGTTACATAAGTTGTAGCTGTCATACCTGCAGACGGAGCTCGCTTTGCAGGATAAGTACAAAATACAGTTTTAGTTCCAGCACTAAAATCTACTTTGTTATCTGAGTTTGAAGAGGAGATAACGGTATCTCTTGAAAGTGTATCAGTAGCTGCATCAGTTACTGTTCCAATACCGACTTCAAATTCAGCAGTTCCATCTAGTGCTATCGCATAAAACGTACTATTAGTTGTACCGATACCTGCAACAAAAGTTTCGAAACCTATTTCAGTTCCTGTTAAACTAAATGTTCCAGTACCAGTAGTCGTACTAGTCTGCTTTACTCTGTCATTAACTACAAAAGCCATTTATTTAAATCCTTAATATTACGCGTCGCCTAATCTAATAATAGCGCTTGATGCATCAGCAGTAGGAAACTGAATAATAAAATCTCCATTAGTTGCTGTTTTATTTCCACCAAAATCTAGAACTAGTACAAGCTCGTTTCCGCCCCCAGTTGTTTTATAAATAGCAGCTCCTGCAGCAGTTAACGTTACAGAGGGGAAAGTTAAATCTTGAAAATCAACAAATGCAGTTGTTGTTCCAGCAACACCATTGTTTGTTAATGCGTTTCCACCCGCTGAGTAAGCTGTTCCTGACGAACTTACTTCACCGTTTCCTGTTCCTGCTAGGTAGACCGTAGAGGCCGCACTGTAAGAACTTATGCTAGTATATAAAGCAAGCTTGAACGAATTTCCTCCGTTACCTGATGTATCAAAATTAAATACTCCTTTTAATAAACCAGACTTGAAAGAATTTGGTACTATGTTTGCCATTTTTTATCTCCTTATTATTGCGATGGTGATTTTAAAGGAGTACGAATTACACCATCTTGCCATTCGTCTCGGCGTCTTCTACCTTGTTGTTCGATAGAGTACGTTGCTAAAGCTCTCTTATAAGATCCTTCGTAGTATTGTAACATATCTGCAGGACCTTTCAAGTACCCATACGCTTCTGCAAGAGTAGCGTATAGCAATAAATCTTGATACTTATTAGACAGATATGTGGTCGTTGAATTTGATGTCGTGATACTAGCTGGCTGTTTAATGTAAGCCAATGTTATCTCATATTGAGCATTTGGTGTTGGAGCAACAATCCAGAAATTAGCATCCCAGTTAGCATAATATTTTGGAAGACCTTGAGCTGTTCCAGGTTTGTTATAAAATTCTGCCATGTAAGAAGTATCTTTTTTTTCTAAAAACACTTGAACGTTTGGAGTTACATTTGTATCTTTTAACTGAACATATCTTATTATTCTAAGATCAGAAGGTATTGTTACGAATCTATTACCAGATGACAGGGTAGATGTAGCATAAAACCTGTTATCATCAGAGTCTGATTCTCTATAAATTCTATTTTCAGCATTTTTAGCAAATGTAGTTAATATGGCATCTGTTAATACTGTGTCATCAACCTCTGTATATTCTCTTACATCTGTTTTTAAATTTTGAAAAGTGTATGCCATTATGCATTAGCTCCTTCTTTAATCGCTATACACTCAGGACATTTTTTTCTGAACCTATTATGTTTTTCACAATGATCAGTTTTTACAGCATCTTCTTCATTCTTATATACTGGAGTATCTGGTTCTGGAACATGTAAATATAACTCTTCGTGCTCATCCATTTCTTTTTTTGGTGTAAAAAAATTTTTAATTTTATTAATAATATATCTTATCATGCTGTTAGTGTTACGGGTCCTGCTGTAACCGTATTGCCTCCTGTATCCTCTGTTATAGTTGCATTAGTTCCAAGACTGAAAGTATATTTATCAGTCGATGTGACCGTTATACTAAATCCTGATGAATTTTCATAGCTAGAAAAAGCTACACCACCTGGACTACCAACCACATTTCTAAATCTTACAGTGTCGTTTGTAGATCTTTCATGATTTGGTTCAGTAACAGTTATTGTCTGAGATCCTGATGTAGTTGAAAAAGGATTACTTCCAAGTAATCTTGCAACAGCAGGTTCTGTTCTCGGTGGTCTTACATTTCTTAATGATATAGCATCACCATTCATTGGTTTAGGTTCTAATTGTGGTTGCTTTGGTTCAAATTCAGAGACATGTACGAAAGATCCATTCCATTCTCTTACCATTTCTTTATATGGAAAGGTCATACCTGATCTATCTGATACTGCTTTTGCAAATTTACCTGTTGCGTATTTTGCCATTATGTTCCTGGGTAATAAGCTTTAGGCGTAATATATGTACTAGAAGCTGACCCATCCTCCTGTAGTGCTCTTTGAAATTCATCTTCGTAAATTAATTTCATTTGTTGTGTTAGTTGTGGTGCATATTTCATTGATAGATAATATGTCAAACCTGAAGTCATACATGGAACAAATCTAAAAGGAAGATCTGCTGCATTAGAATAATCTCCTATATCTTCAATTCTTTTTATATAATATATATGAATAAATTTACTTGCGTTTGTAGAATCAGCAGTAGGGTATAAATGTAATACTGTTCTATCTATAAATCTTTCTACCCAATATTGATTAGGCGTTCCTTTTGAATTTTTATTTGAAAAACCTGCATACGTAGATCTGTCTACTTTTGTCATCGGACTGTCTGATTGATCAGTTGTGTTTATACCAGATCTTAATTGTGCTTCTAAAATATCACTTACACCAAAAACATTTTCAGCAGCATTAGCATTTGTTTTTGTTGTAGCTTGATCACCAGCAGTTGTGGCTTCTGCTGAAGATCTATACAGTTTATATTCTGATTGTCCCTCTGCTAGATCAATATTAGTTTCATCTATTTCCCAATAGTGAATACCTCTGTTGCCCCATTCCTGGAACATAATATTTAAAGATCTTCTTGAAGACTTTAATTGATAACCGCTTACATTGTGTATTCCAAGACGTTCGAAAGCCTCTTCTACTATCTCATCAATAGTAAAATTTTTATCGAATACCGTTGTGCCGGAAGTTGTGTTAGCCACGTTTTACCTCCTAGCCAGTGTAGCCAAGTGTTACTGATCCCGTTCCAGATATAGTAGCATGAATTGTAGTGTCAAATCTAATACCGTTTCCAGGAACATATATATCTAATCCTTCTGTTCCAAAATGAGCTTGAAATAATAAAGCTCCGCTATTGTCTGAACTATTTCTTAATTCAAGTTGTCCAGCAGAATTACCTTTGGCTTGAATGTAAGTTATTCTTGAAGGACCAATATTAGTTGAACCTCCTGCTATTGTTTTAACCTGACCTGTACTAGTGATTCTAGTAAATCTTTGATCTGATGACATATTATTCTCCTAAATTTAAGTGTGGGCCGAAGCCCACACCAAATTAATTATTACGCTTCTTTAGCAAATACACCTTGCGCATCAACAATCGTCCAATGTGTTGATGAGTTCAAGGATGCACATACTACAAAGTCACCTACTTTTTGTGTAGTTTTTGTATTAATAAGATCTTTATTATCTGTTAAAGATCCAGCATACAAAATACCATCAGCAGCATTTGGGCTGATAGTCATAGCGTTAGTTCCATCAGGACCTGTATTTACAAATGTAAATATTCTCCCAATAGAAATTGGCGGTAAAGTAAATACCATTCCATCAGTTTTTGATGTGAAAGTCTTACCAGAATCCGCATTTGTAACTGTATAGTTAGCTGATTTGTTTTCTAGATTGAATCCAGTTAAACCTGCTTCGTTAAATTTACCTTGCAGAACTGGTCCTCTAAATAGTGTTTGTGCCATAATTATATCCTCCTAGTTTCCGATCATAGTCTCTAGGCCGTCGACTATACTCGTCTATGATCTAATTAATTGTATAGTGATAAAACTATATACTAGATTTTAGTAGAGCGCAAGAGAGCCTGTAGTGTGAATTGAATTTATTCAACGATGTAGCTTTTTATTAAGTAGCTACT